GCAGACGTTGCTTCAGCATTAACAATGGCTGGTGTATTAGATTACACACCTGCACTTAATGCAAACTTAAACGTAGATGACACAGGCAATACATTTGCTGGTGTGTTACAAGGTAAGTACAGAGTGTACATTGACCCATTTGCTGCTAACGTATCTGCTAACCAGTACTATGTTATCGGTTACAAGGGTTCATCTCCTTATGACGCTGGATTATTCTACTGTCCATACGTTCCTCTACAAATGGTTAGAGCAGTTGGTCAGGATACATTCCAACCAAAAATTGGATTCAAGACTAGATATGGTATCGTTGAGAACCCATTCTCACAGGGTGACGCAACTAACCAAGGTCTTGGAGTTCTTACACGTAACAAGAACCGTTACTACAGAAGAGTTAAGGTCACAAACCTTATGTAATCTCTTTTTACATATACTCAAAGTCAATCCTTCGGGGTTGACTTTTTTTTTACCTTATGTTATAGTATAAATACTAATACGTTGTACATCCTTAAACGTGGAAAGGCAACGCAAAATAAACATATAAACAAAACTATGAACTATCCGATAGAAGACGGACTTATTCCGTTAACAGAAGTTGCTGCTAACCTAGCATTTTCTCCAAAAAAAGAATTATTTGACGAAGAAAGTTATATCCCAATAAAATTATTAGAAGCAAATTTATTATTCACTGATCCAGAATTTCAACGTTTAATTAATAAAGGAATAATTAAAAAGGCAAAAAAATTTGATAGAGACCTTGTACGTCCTTTATATGTATTCAAAAGACCAAATGGAAAGTACTCTACTGCTGATGGTCAGCACGAAGGGTTAATTGCTATTTTATACACTGTTCAAGGTGGAAAAATTAAATTACCTTGTCAAGTAAGAGTGCATCCATCTGACTATTCTTTAGAAGAATGCCTTGCTGTAGAAGCAAACTTCTTCAAATTATTAAACTTTAGAAGAAGAAATGTTGGTAAGGTTGATAAACTTCGTGCTGATATTGCTATTGGTGATGAAACTGCAGAAGAAATTGAACGAAAGTTGATTGATATGCAAATCAACATTGAAATGATTGGTGATCCAACAGGAGTTGCTGTTTATGGATATGATAAGATTATGGAAGCACATGCAAAATATGGAACTTCAAATATTCACCGTGCAATTAAGAAATATCAACAACTTCAAAATGATCCTAAAGCACCCAAGTGGAATGATGATGATAAACCTTTAAATGGAGGTTTGCTTGGTGGTATTTCTGCTATCTATTTTCTATTAAATGGTGGTGGTGATCTTGGATTTGGAGATAAAAACTATGCACTTAACTATTACTTAGATAATTTCTTAAAAAATGCAAAACCAACTGGCAAGAAATCAATCATGTCTGATACAGGTGGTGTCACACAGGATATATTAATTGCTAGAAGAATTGTAGATAAATGCAATGCTCTTATAGAGAATAACGTAATCAGTAAAAAAGATGGAAGTTCTTTACAAGTAACAATTGGTGAGGAGACAATGAAAAGTGCAGGATTAGGAGATCCAAGTAAAATTGATGATTAAGAACGAGAGGGGTAAAACCCCTCTTTTTTTATCTAAATACAAATAAAACTAATAATGACCAACTCGGCATTCGCAAAACAAATAGAAAATAGAAATTTCCTTACAGGTGTAGCATTTAAGTTTAATCTTACAAAGTTGCCCAAGGTTGATTTTTTCTCTAATAGCACTAGAATACCAGAGTTAAATCTTGAACTTACTCGTCAACCATCATATCTAAAAAATATAGATGTACCAGGTGAAAGATTAACTTTCGGTGATTTAACACTTAGATTTTTAGTTGATGAGAATATGGAAAATTATCTTGCAGTATATAATTGGTTAAAGGGATTAGGATTCCCAGAGACAGCAAAACAATATAAAGATTTAACTACAGATAAAGATAATCAGAGAGACTTGAAGGAAGCGTTTAGTGATGGAACTCTTCGTATATTAAACAGTAATTACAGAGAAGTAGCAAAAGTAAAATTTCAAGATTTGTTTCCTACGTCCTTGACATCTTTGGATTTTGATGCTACAAATACAGATATACAGTACTTTACAGCAGAGGCAACTTTCAAGTATACTATTTACAATTTGACAAGCAGTATTAAATGAATCTTGAAAAAATACAGGAGATGTGGGAAAAAGATTCCCAGATCGATCCTGATAATCTACATGATGAATCACTCAAAATAC